CCTTATCACCACTAATTTGATTATCAGCAAGTGTTAAAATGCCTGATGAAACGTCTAAAGTTTTACCAGCTCCTACAGTAATATCTGAAGTTGCAATAGTTGCGCCATCAATAGTAGCACCATCAATAGTAGCACCATCAATAGTACCACCATTAATGTCTGCCGTATCTGCTACAAGGCTATCAATATTTGCAGTACCATCAATGAATAAGTTTCTCCACTCTTGAGTAGAGCTACCAAGATCGTACGCATCGTCAGTATTTGGAATAATACTCGAATTTACATCAGCACCAAATACAACATTATCAGTGTCTGCATCTCCCATGGTGATTGTACCACCATTAAAAGTTGTCGTGCCTGTAACAGTAAGATTGCCGCCAACATCAACATTTCCAGAAGTTGAAATAGCATTTACTACCAGCTTATCATTATCTTCGCTATAGTAAATTCTGGAGTCTGCCTTTAGAGTTTGACCTACTCCACTCACTGCGCTTTCAATGCCTACAAGAAATAAATTATCACCACTCGGAGTATCTCCGTCATCATGTTGTGTAACTGTTACAGTAAGGGCTGCATCTGATTGACCAATAGTAGTTGTAGAATCAAAGGATCCCTTAAATGTCCCTTCGAATCTACCTGTAAACTGTCCATCGAGATTGCTAGCAAATATAGTACCTTTACCTGGATTATACTGCAGTCCTGCCTCTGAAAGTATTTTGGAGGTACCAGTTGTGCTGTCAACAAAAGTAATAAAGTGCGTAGTATCGAGGGCTACTGTACCTGTTCCAGAGCCTGTACCGTTTGCCGTGAAAAGTGTTTCTAATACTGTACCCGTGCCATAGCTAGCATTTCCTGTGCCTCTGGCCCTGAATCTATCTCCTACAGAAGGAGGAGTACTCTCACTGCCCGCTCCAAGAATAATCCAGTTAGTAATCTCTACAACAGTACCGTCTCCACTACCTGCCCCTGTTGCTGTAAAACCAACACCAACTGTATTTGCGCTTGCTCCGATTGCTGTAAAATCAGTTTCTCCTACGGATACAATTTTATATACTTTATTGTTAGAAGTAGTAGTTACAGCCGCAGCAGTTCCCAGACTTGTGATAATATATTCACGAGTCTCTACTAATTGAGGATTGGAAGTAGCAGATATATTTACGCTTTGAGCACCAAGAGAAGCAAAATCAGTGTTACCTAAACTCTTAATACCATAAGCGGTACCATTTGTAATATTAGAAGCACTTAGAATAACACTCTCTACTCCCATTTCTGCCGTAGGAACACTGCTTACTGTAGTAGCAGATGTTATTCGTCCTTGGGAATCGACGGTAAATTGAGGAATAGAGCTAGAAGTGCCGTAAGTCCCTGCTGAAACTGCAGTATTGTCAAGTGCTAAGGATACTTGATTATTAGAAACCGTGCTTGTTAGACCGGTACTGCCGGCTATTGTGAGAGTGTCTACCCCTAAAGTAACACTATCTGTGGTGCCGGTGTCGGCGGCGATACTGATGGATGCACCTGACAAACCTATAACGTTATTCTGCCAGACACCAACAGTTGAATTGAACGTCCAGGTAATATTTCCTGCAGTTAACGTATCTCCATTACTTGGATTGCTTGGAAAATCTATTTGTGACATTTAAATCTCCACCCACTGTGCACTACCATTACTATTTTCATAGTAGATAAACGTTCCAAGAGCCGTGTTGTCATCACGAATAGATCTCCACATATCTCCTATTTGAGGATTTGAGGGCGGATTCTCGCTTTGAATTAAAAATACTTTTCCTCTATTAATGTGTTCAATAGACTCAGTACCAGATACATTTTTCTTCATGTATATAGCACCATCGGTGGTATTCATAGCGAGTTCACCCAGAGCTAAATCTGAGGTAGAAGGGACGTTTCCTGCCGTAGCAGAACGCTTTAGTTTGATAGTTTGTGCCATGTGGCTCTCCTAAATGCTGCGTATATACGCGGGAGAAAAAGATATTAGTATGTGCCGCCGTCCAAAGTATTAGACCATTGAGCTACTCCACTGCCGTTCATAGCTAAAATATAATCGTGATTTGTTGTGCTTGCATTTCCTGAAGGTTTTACAAGTCGAGTATATCCTCCATCAGAAGCTGCTCCAATAAGTAAATCACCAACTGCTGTTGTTGAAATTCCCTTAATTCGTAAAGCATCAGCCGATACCTCTAATGTAGTATCATCGGTGTTTACATTTAACGTGTTACCGCTTTTTGAAAGTGCATCACCAGCAACAATTTGACCAGCGCCCGAAAATTGAGTAAATACTAGATTAGTTGTACCAAGAGTAGCTTCTCCTGTTACATTAGTAAGAACGAAACCATTGTCCCCATCGGAACCTTCCTCTACAAAAACAAACAATCCGCCAGTTACTTCCGCATTTACATTTGCATCAGAAGATCTAGTAAGCACAGCACTTGCAGCTGGATCAGTAGCACCAACAGTTGTAACTTCATAGATGCCGTTTTCAACTTGACTTGTTTGATTCTGGACAAGTACTCTATCCCCTTGTGATAGAGCAACGCTATCAATAGTAAGTGCACCCGTGGCTGTCGCAGTAAGAGTTCCTGCAGAATTATTATAGGAGGATGCAAAGTTAGCTTGAGTGGCAACGCGAACCGAATCTTTTATATCTAGTGCTTGCTTTACAGCATCTACGTATGCTTTAGTAGCTGCATCTTGCGCCTGAGTAGGGTCTACAACATTAGTAATTCGGCTGGAGTTTACATCTACAACACCGGTACCGTTTGGATTTAAAGAAATATCTCCATTAGTATCAGTAGAGGATATTTCATTTCCTGTTACATTAATATTTCCTGCAGTGAAATTCGTAACAGATGTTGCTAAGCTTACAAATCCACCTGAAACATTAAAATCACTGCTATTAAAAGACGCAGTACCTAAAGAAGCTGCTCCAGCATTTGCTCCCTGCGTAGCTGGAGTGGCACTGATAGTGAGAACTACATCATTACCGCTTGTGGCGACTGCTGTATTGATTGGGTTTGTACCCAAAATTTTCAGCTCACCATTAAGCTGTGCTAAATCTTGCTCTGCTGCTGCATCGTCAGAAACCTTTAAAACAGTAGATACTGCTTGAAAAGTAAGGGCCCCAGACGCATCAGAAACCAAAGCATGTCCGCTAGTGCTAGCATCAGCAGTAGGGAAAGTGTATCCAGCTGACCCATTAGCCCCTAAATGCAGCTGTTTATTTAATTTAATTTCTTCAGCAGAATTAGTAGTAACAAGAGTAATATAATTGTTAGTGCCTTCACTAATTGTTAGCCCTGTTGCAGAATTATCTACAATCTTAAACTCTGTGGCTTGACTAGATAGATCTACAGTACCGGTATCAATATCAAGATTTCCGCTTCCTGTATCAAGCTTTATATTGCCAGATGCTGCAGTAATAGCATTTCCGTCTATAACAAGATTAGCAGTTTTAAGCTTATTTACCTTTCCTGAAGAATCTGCGAGAATTGCGCTTATTACACTTTCATTTAGAGTACCCGGAGTATGGGCCATTAAGTCTGTAAAATATTTACCCCCAATTACATCAATACTGGCTGCATTATCTCCGGCACCAGGTCGTCCAATATAAAGTTTATTTTCTGTTGAGTGAGCATTATAGGCTAACTCACCCACCGCCATAGTGCTAGGTGTTCCTGCACTTGCGTGACGTCTTTTAATTTGAATTGTCTGAGCCATTTATGAACTCCGGGGTAGCCTAAAAGGCTCCTGCATCTAGTGTGTCTGAATCTCCTCCAGCTGCACCTACAATTATAGGTACCCACTCAAAAGTGCCAGTACTAGTTTCGCGATATATTTTTATTTGATCATCGTCGGTATCGTACCAAATATTTCCTTCACTTACAGAAGAGCCCCCTGAGGGAGCAGGTTGATTATCCTGTGAATAAGAGGCTAGATCTGCAAGTTGCCTAACTGCTTGATCAATAGTAGTTGCCGTAATTTGCCCATAAGGACTGAAAGATACGTTCGATGCAGAAGCTGAAATAGGTAAAGCAAAGTTATTTACTACCAAGTCTGTTTCATCGCCAACAACATTTACGGAAACCGCACCCTCGCTGCTTACTGTTATTTCCTTTACTTCTTCAGTAATACTAACCTGAGTAATATCTTGATCAGCCACTTGCTCCCACCGTAATTCCAGCAGTAAGATTTACTGTGCCTTCGATAAGTCTCTTAACTGTAACATTATCCGCAGTGTGTATTTCTAAATCATAAACATACAAGCCAGGGGCAAGAGCCGCAGTAATATTTGGAAGTAGTTCCATTTTTACCTTACCATCGGTTGCTGGTGAAGGAATAGTGCAAGTAAACGTAGCCGCTACAGTAGTAGCACTCTTACTAGTTTTCATTTTTGCACGAGCCGCGTAGCCATCAAGGTTTTTAGCTACCCCGGCTTCCTTAATAATCAGGTCGATGGCAAAAGTCGATCCTTGGTCAATCACTAGGTCATAGTTAGCTGCGCTCATTGAAATTCTCCATGATTAAATTATAACAAAGGGGACGTGGGGAGTCAAGAATTATTTTTTAAGTGGTTATACCAAAAAATATCTTGACAAGTTTACTAATTTATAGTATAATAACGGCTCACTTAAAGGAATGTATAATGGAATACGAAATAAAAGAACTAACCAATAAAACTCCCTATGTGTATATAAAAGATTTATACTCAGAAGAAGAGTTGTCTGAGCTTTTTCTAGAGCTGGACTATCTACAAAGTAGAAAAAATATTTGGCTAGATCCGGAGCAAAGCGGAAGTGCAATGACTCCTGATAAAATTGCTTTAAAAAATAATAAAGGCCTATGGATTAATCATTTATATAAACAGATTGAGATGTCTGCAATTTTATCTCACAACATGAAAATATACTCTTCCGGCTTAGCACAAACATTAGCTTCAGAACACTCATGGTTTGAGTACTTAATACAAAACTCTCGCTTCTCAACACTTCTTTCTTACTACGAAAATAGCGGAGAATATAAACCCCACAGAGACAGATCTGTATTAACTACTTTAACTTGGCTTTACAAAGAGCCTAAACAGTTCGAAGGAGGAGAGCTTACTCTAAACGATGAAGTAGGATTTAACTGTGAAAATAACTCAATGCTTATATTTCCCTCAACATGCATTCATGAAGTCTCTCCAGTAATACTACAAAAGCCAGAAAAATCCGGAATGGGTCGGTATAGCATAACAACTTTCGTTACTCTCGAAGAAAGCCAAACAGACTCTTGACCTTATAACTTTCCAATTTTTACTCTTAAAGTTCCCCCATCAAATATCTTAATCGTGTTATTTCCTGAAGTAGTATCTAAAATAATTGTATTTGAGGAGGAAATTGAAGTTTGTCCATTTCCTATAATTAAGCCTGCTGTGGATAAGCCAATCTTACCTCCACTAATAGCGGTGGCACTAAATTCAATAGCAGCAGTCTGAAAGCCAGAGTTATTATTTAATTGTCCTGTTTGAGTGGGAGGCGCAACATAGTTAGTTGTTTGAGTAACATTTATCTGCCCTGGTTGAGTAAAGGCGTTAGTCTGTGCATTAGTTTGATATCCAGGACCATTTTGAAATTGACTTAAATTGCTCAAACCAGATTGAAAGCCGGGACCATTAGTAAATTGACTTAAATTGCTTAAGCCGGACTGGTAGTTGGCATTATTCTGGAGCTGAGTAATCTGCGTGGGGTTGGCTTGATAATTCTGAGTTTGAGCAACATTTATTTGGCCTGGATTAGTAAATGCGTTAGTTTGAAACCCCGCCCCATTTGTTAACTGATTTGTGTTTGTTGGTGGTGCAGAGTAGTTGTTTGTTTGAGTAACATTTATTTGTGCTGGTTGAGTAAATGCATTAGTCTGATATCCGGAATTATTCTGTAGCTGACTAACCTGAGTAGGATTAGCTTGATAGTTTAAAGTTTGTGTTACATTTATCTGACCCACGTTTAGTCTTTGTGCATCAATTGTACCAGTTGTAATCTGTCCACCATCAATAGTTGTAGTGCCTTGTTCTCCGAAGCTTAGAGAATTATTTCCATCCCCCACTTCTTGGGAGCTTGTAAAGGTAACTAGTCCAGTAAACCCTATTCCCTGGATAACGTTGCCAATAGAGATACTTTGCGTTCCCGCATAGCTACTTTCTTCAATAGTTACCCGCACATACCAGTATTTATTCGCATTACCAGCAGCAAATGTAGGCGCTTGTTCAGCCCATCCAGAAGTATGCGAAGCAAAAAGCCCTGTAGAAAAGCTATAGCCGCTAGCAGTGGGGGCAGTAGGGGCAGAAGAAGAACTGCTTTGATAATATAGTACAGCACTAGCTGTCCTGGGACCTGTAGCTCCAGCTTGTCCTGCCTGTCCGTCTTGTCCGGGTTGCCCGTCAACTCCTCTTCTACTTTTAGTAAAGGTTTGTATCTTCTCAAATGTAGTGGTGCCGCCTAAAGAATCTGTAACAATAATAGTATATGTTATGGAGCCCGTATCCGCAGACATAGCAGAAATATTCTGGCGGGTATACGAGGTTGAAGTACTACTAGCCGTACCCGCAGTTATACCAGAAGATATACTTACATTAGAAACCCTAAACGAAGGCTTGGCATAAGCAACAGTATCATCGTAATTTAAGGCAGTAGTTCCTATAAAAGCGGTTATGCTTATACTTGTATTATTAAAGCTAGTGGGCGTTCCGGATGCATCAGCTAAAACACTAACATTATCGTTAGTAAGATTTACTGAAATTGCATCTCTAGCGCCATCAGAAATACCTACTACACCGCCTGTGGGGCTAACAGGGTGATAAGCAGAGAAAACTTCCCTGGGTGCGCGAGTATTTATTCGCTGATTAGGAACCAGAACACTATAACGTATCCAATAATATAATGTCTGAGCTCCTTCCCCTGTAATTATATCGGTGTATATATCGCTCTTAGAAGTTCCCACAAGTTTTGTGGTAGAATGAGCAAGATTATTTGCAGTTCCCCTCCATATCTGTACACTATAGGTTGCGGCATTAAAGGAACTAGAATTTGTCCATGTTAACTCAATTCCTCCCCTATCGTTTTGAGTAGCATTTAGGCTTGAGGGTGCACCAGGTACGGGTATATTACCTATGCCCGGTTCTACCTGTTGAATTACTCCTTTTGCTACGGGGGCAGTAATTAAGTAAGCATCATCACTATGCTCAAAAGCGGTTACTTGAGTTGTACAGTTTTCATTAAAAGCTAAGTTAGATACCCTAAATAACTTATTAGTCCAACCAAAGCGCGGATATGTTACTCTAATAACATTGCCAGCAACAAATAAAATGCCTTTTGGACCAATAGTAAATCCTATCTTAAGACTGGATCGTGATTCTTCTAAGTATTGTTTTGCGTTAATTCTTGCATTATAGTAATTAGTAATATAGGGGGTGCGAATTGACCCCTTTTTAGGGACCATCCTATCTTCTTTGAGATAAGTAGAATTAAACAAAGCTACTGACCTTGACTCAAACCTGTTTTGGGGGTCATTTATAGCGACGTCAATTTGATTATACGTTCCCTTCTGTCCAGCATCTTCAACGGATATGCTACCAATTATATCTCCTTCGTCAATATCTTCTGCTATATAATCAGTAGAATTTACGGTTATAGTAGACGGGGTAGTAAACGTTCCTTTAACCCCTAAGGAGTACTTACCATTAGAGTACCTTAGCATACCATTAAAATGTCCGAGCATTCCATTAATATTATCAAAGATAGGTTTATTAGTATTTATAACAGCATTTGTTTGGTGTCGCGTCACATGTCTTTGGTTTTGAGACTCCCAGCCTAAATACCTCCAATATTTAACATCATCAGAATCATATAAATTATACCCAGAAGAGAAAGAACCTCCTCCAGAATGCTTTTTAATTACAGGGTTCCCGTCGAAAGTTTTTCGAGTAGGATCTCTGTCTACTACAATATTAGTAGCACCGGACCCACTAACTTTTGTAATGTTAAAGGTACTAACACTAGGAGTAGTAGAAGGAGTACCAATTACCCCATTAGAAGAAGCCTTATGTAAAGCTCCCTCATAGTAGTAGAGTTCGTCAGTATAGAAATACTTCCAGTTCTCCCAACGATGAGCAAGTTTGCCCAAAACATTAGTTAAAACTATAGATTTGTACGAAGTGCCCCCTATAGTCTCATTGGTTATACTTTTTACCTCACCTTGAAATAAGACTTTTCCAGAAGCTGCTGCATACTGGTAAACCGCACCCACTTGTACAGTAGATACAGTAGTTAATATAGTGACATCAGATCTGGTATCACATGCGCGTGCCGAAGCTAGAAAAGACTCAAGATCGATATCCTCTTCTATGTCTAAATCCCGACCGTACCTTTTACTAGTTAAATAGTCTAATAATTGGATTGCCGGATTTGTAGATACACGAATATCATCATCTGTGCTCAGAATCTTGTAAGTATCTCCTGAAGTAGGTAACTGCTCTTCCTCAAACACACTAGAAACTTTTGCTATACGAGAGCTGCCATCATAGTCAACTATTTTTCTTTTTTGTTTTAAAATACTACCATCATTCAAAGTTTTAGTGATTTCAATAAATAATCCATTATACGCATCATCAGAAGAGCTGGCTGTAGAAGCGAGTCTGACGCAGTTTTTTAATATTACATAAGAATTTACTAAGTTAGATGCATTTGTTCCCGTATTGCCTACGTTTGTTATAGTATTACCACTACCGGAATATGCAAAAGAATAATGATTAAGTTTATCTTTGGTGAAAGTTCCAGCGTCACTACCAGAAATAGCAATAGCACTACCAAGACTAAAGGCGTCTATAAAAGTGGAGTTTAAAGTACCAAAAGTTATATCTGTAGAGACTCCATTGCTGTTCGCTGAAGCAGATGTAATTTGTTTGGATAGAGTAGTTTGTACTGCTCCAGTATTTTCTAAGTTATCATAAGTTTGCATATGATAAGTATTACTGCCACTGCCACTAGTCATATAAAAAGATGTGGTGGAACCTATAGGAGGTTTCTCCATAAATCTAACTAGATTTTTAGCCGCCCCAGACATTTCAGTTATTTGATATATATCAGCAATTTTTACTGTGCCCAAAGTAGAGTTATCAGAAGTCTTTTTTATAGTTACTTCTTCGCCTAAATCAAAATTAGAAAGGGCAGCATCAGTACCTGTATAGCTAGGATGTTGTTCATAAGAAAAGTCATAATTAAAGCACTTTAATCCCTTTCCCCTGACTACAAAGTCCAGGGAAGGAATAGTGGTATCCCCCTCTCCTATAGTGTATTCAACAACTGCATATGCAGTATCTAGAACCCTATGGTTTCCTCCCCAATAATCTGCACTACCATTATAATAATCAGTACCTATTTTAAAGTTACCAGCATTTCTTAAAAGTAGTTGGTCAGCTTTTTGCTCCTCTTTTCCAGAATGAAATAACAGCTTCGCGTTTATAGGGCTAGTAAAACTAGTACCTTTTTCATGAGTTATTCCTGCTGCACTATTACTTGCTCCAAAAGTGAAAGCAGAATCTGTTGGAGCTTGATAATCATATTGTACTTGATAAGTTTCTTTTTCTGCCTGATCTACTTCAGCCCAATCTATGTATCCATTAGACTCAGAGTGTCCGGAAGCAGAAAAGGTGCTTCCTGTAAGAACATTTTGGCCAGTTAAGGTATCTCCCTTATCCATTCGACCAACACAAAGTACATCAACTGTTCCCTCAGAAGTTTGCTGACTGCGAGTATCTCTGTCATTTTCATCAACACAGATAGAAGAGGTATCATCTAAATAAACGTCATATATTCCTCCAACTTCACCCTCACACAGAGCATATGCGCAGAAAACTTTTTTGGCGTCACTGTTAAGAGCATCTACAAAGAAGGGAATGCTGTCTATCTTATTTACACCATACACTACAGGAAGGTACTTTGCGTCCAAATTAAATCGTAAGTCTGTTTCCCTGTCTACCTCTACTTCATACTCTACTAATTTTTTTCCGCCAAATACTCCTGCCAAACCTCCGCGCTTTTTCTCTTTATAGCGAGTTTCATTTACTTGATATGTTGCTATAAGATTTACTGCCTGCTCACTGTGTGCAAATCCAAGATCCTTAGCATAAGCTGGACGAGTTAGAGCTTCAGGATCAGGCTTATTATTGCCGTCCAAAGCTCTATGATAAGAATCTGATGTTAGTCTCCCCTGGATTCTAGAAAAATCAGCCCAATGACTAGTAAGAGTCCATGATACTATAGAAGATTTTGTTATATCTTCGGAAATTTTTCCTTGGGATATAATTCCTTTGAATATTAAATAAGGAGTACCTATAGCAGCACCTGTAGAGATATCTATATGTACTTTATATACAAAAACATCTCTATTTATATAGCGTGCGTAACTATTACTACTTCTATTGCTTATTACGCCCTCTACTTCAGGACTACTAAGCTGCAGAGTTCTTGTTGCCGAAGACTCGCTACTAATTGTATCAATAGCAGTTATATTCGCTGTAAGATTATTATTCGAGAAAGTATTTATTCTTATAGATTTGCTATCATTTGTGCCGTTATAAATAGTTACTAAATCTCCCTCTCTAAACCCCGCTTCCACAAGATCGTCTGTAGCTGTAATAGAGGAAGCCGTAGTAGTAAGAGTAGTAGTAAGAGTAGTTTTCAATGCCGCAGAGGACACATTTAGTGTCATAGAAGAAGCTTTTGCTTGAATAGTCTCCGACACTGCGCCTACCTTAGTAAGCTTATTGGCTACGTAAGTTTGATTTCCATTAGAGTTTCCTGCAACGTCGGAGCTCCCGTCATTAAAGACAATATCCCTAGAGCCATCTGTTACATAAATATAATCCTTTGCTCTTCGTGCGCTTTTCCCTCCGTCTGTCTTTAAAGGCTTCTCAAACTTGACCAGGTGCGCGTAAGCAAAGGGCTCCTCTATAAGAAGGGAGTTACGTAAATTTGTATTTAAAGTTCTAATTGCCATTACTGTACTTCTTCTAAACTCAAGGAATAATTATATAAATTATTCGTATTTAATGAATATTTTTGTGAATCTTTTGCTATTACTTTAATGAGAGGGTTATGGAATATAAAATCATCGGCAGCTTCTACCTGCTTTGCCATACCTGGTATAAAGTGAACTCTTACTTGCGTGGCGGATGGCTGAGATTCTCCGGTGTCGTAATCTGCACTGGTCTCTACTCGGGTTACCATGTATGTTTTAGTATGATTTGAATTTGTCCCCTCAATAGTAAATAAGTCCCCTGGAGAGGGAGTTTTATTAGTGGTATTACTATAGCCAGACTTACTAAGGAGCGCAGTAGTTGCTCCTGCAGTTATTGTTCCTGCTGCTTCAAGATTATTACTTGCTGCAAAAGTTGCAAAAGTAGAGTCTTGAGGAATTCTGTGTTGCGGTAAAGAAACAAAAAAAGGATTTACAGCTCCCTGTCTTTGAAGAAGAAAAGTATAAATTCTTTCAAAGTCTGCTCTAATCATAGGGTTATACTTAATCTGTATCTCCCATTTATGAGAAGCTATAGCTCTTGCTAATAATCTTCCTGAATTTGTAAAATCTTTTATTGTTGGTTGAATAGAAGATAAAGTTACAGACGCAAAGCCAGGACCTGCAGTTCCATTTACCTGCCCCGCACTACCAATAGTATTATTTGGGTCAGGAAGTACATTTTGAAATGAAGTAAAAGTAGGCATTAGTATCTACTCACAGCACCCGTGGAATTAGGAGCAAGGGTCATAGTATCTACTTCTTCCACGAAATCTTGGCCGTACGAGTTTGCGGCCTGTCTAATCATACCAATAATATTCCCCTGTTGGTTCAGTAACATATCTTCAACTCCACTAGCATCTATAGTATTAATATTAAAGTTTACATTTGTGGCTGATCCTGCCTCTATATCATCATTTGGTACTACTCGACCAGGAACTTCGGGCACGAATAACTCTGGGCCCTGCTCTCCTACAATAAGTCCAGTATTACCGCCTTCGGCTCTATTTCTATATCCTGAAAATGCTGATCGGAAATTTTCGGGACCACCCATGCCCCGCTCTCCTCGCATGTAGGCAAGCTCGCCCCTAGAAGACTGGGATTTAGCTAAGTCAACACTATTTCTACGCTGGCCCATTGAGATAGAGGTTGGTTGAGCGGCCGATACCGAACTTCCCCCTCCTTGATATGTCATACCAGAAATCATAGCAAGTTGAGCTGCACCCATAGCGCCTGCAATAACTGCCATTGCTAGGCCTGCAGGAACAAAAGGTACCGTCTGCAGTGCATTAACAATTGCTGCAGCAGTTCCCATAGCTGCTTGCGCCATCATCATCTTTTTATTTTGATTAAAGGCTTTTCTCTTCATAGCCTCTTTTTTAGCTTCCAATGCTTTAAGCTTAGCAACACTTGCTGCAGACTTACCATCTCTCTTCTTCTCGGCCGCTATTTCCTTGTCTATACCGGCTATAGCTGCATTGGATTTTGCTGCTTGTATCTGACCAAGCATTGTTACGGCGTTTGCAGCTATACTCAATCCTGCTGCAAATTTTTGGGTTTTAGTTTCCATGCTGCCCATTTTATCCACCGTACTGAGAGTATTTTCCAAGAAGCTACCCATGCCCGTTATAGCAGTCGCTACATACTCGCCTTCTGGACCTAATTTTTTCATGGTCTCTACAAACGGGTTAATATAGGAATTTAAAGCAGTTACTTTGTCTTTTATATCTCCTTCTGAGAAAGCAGTGCCAACAGCGTCCCCAACTCCCGCTGCCGTTTGAGAGGCTTGCATAAACTGACCTTGAGAAGCCCCTACTTGCTGAAGCCTTATTTCCTCTTTTTTTGCTTCATTTAATTTTATTTGTGCATCATACTGAGCTCTTATTACTTCATTCTTTTCTTGCGTTTTTGCTTTCTCCAGAACCGCGTTCTTTATAGAGATCGCCTGAATCTCATTTAGCCTATTTCTTTGCGCCCCTAGTAATCCCCCTACACGGAAAGAATTGGCTTTAGCTAAAGCATTTGCTCGTTCTGCTGCCTCTAACTTAATTAAGTCATTTAAAAATTGTTCAGCGTCTTGTCCCTCTCCTACTGCTTCTCTAAACTTTTGTAATGCGGCTGCGGCTGCGGCTTGATTTGCGGCTCCTCCTAATCTATTAAAGGCATCAGCTGCCTCATCAGATCTTTCTTTTAATTTAGTGAGGGTTTGTATAGAAGTAAGTAAATCCCCGCCTCCTAAAGAAGCTGATAAATCTTTTCGTATAGTTTTTAATCCTTCGTCTAAAGCGTGAAGTGAAGTAGTTGCTCTGCGAGCTAAAATCTCCATCTCCTGTAAAACTTTTTGATTATTCTCCTTCATAGCTTTTGCAAATTTTGAAGAGATATCGATTACTCCGGATAAAGTAGAAATTAACGTCTCGAGAGCTTTCTTTCTAGCGTCCTCGTTCATTATAAATTCTTCTGTTTCGTCTCCGGTATGAAGATTTTTTACGAATGTTTTAGCGGAAATACTTGCTAACTGAGCAGCTATTCCTAAGGAAGAAAGAGCGTTCGCTCCGGCTATGCCTCTCTCTTCTAGTGTTGTATCTTTTAATCCTTGTCTAATTGCATCTAAATCCGACTTTGTGTTTCCAAGAGTCTCATTAAAGGCCTCAAAAGCCTCGTTAGAAGCCTCTACAGCTCGTTGAGCCATTTCATGTTTATCAAGGCCCCAACTTGCAGCTAAATTTCTTAGTGCGCTGCCTGTAACTGTAATAGTATCTCCAAAAGGAATATACTCTTCCTTCAGCTTTGATACCTTAGCGGGAGTTTCATCTAGTAGTGTACCTATAGCAGCTAAATTTGATTGAAAATCTATGGTACCAAAATCTTTCCCCAAAAGAGTGCCTAATCCAGATAAAAAAGTATTCATCTTATCTGTAATACTATTTACTATGGTATCTATACCTTGAAGTATACTTGTTAAAGAGCTATTAATTGCTGTTTTTATAGAAAGAATTAGGTTATTGGTGCCATTTACAGCACTATCTATAAATCCTAGAAATCCCATGTTGAGCTGGTCTATAAACGGAGCAAAGAAGGATAAAACTTTATCAACGGCATCACCTATAGAAGCTAAAATAGTATAGGGCGCTCTCCATATTTTTTTAAACAGCTCGAATATCATCAGCAATATACCAATAAATCCTGCAAGACTTAAAGCCTTACTAAAAGCTTTGCCTGCAATAGTAGCAGCTCTAGCCGTTCCCATCCACGCTTTTGTCATACCCCTACTAAGGGCTAAGCTAGCTCTATTAATTTCCAGAGTAAGCCGCTTTAAAAGCAATCCTTGTCTCTGGAAAAATCCGGTTGATTTAGCGTTAACTTTATCCATTGCAGAGGAAAGATCTCTAACCATACTAATACTTACTCCCTTAAAGGTATTTTTTAGTATAGTCCCAGTTCTAGCATACTCTGCCTCGGCTTGCCTTAGCATTTTCTTTAGTTGTCCCCTCTGTTGGGGGCTTAGCTCCTGGCCTTTAGAGACTTTCTCTAATAACTTACTGCCTTGTCCTCCGCCTGATTTTAATATTGCTTCTGCCGATTTTTTAGCATTTTTTGCGCGGGAGGCAGCTATATCCGCATCTGCGCTTTTGACTTTATTTTTAAAATCATCAATTGCTTTAGAGGCACCTGCAAGACTCTCTTTAGATTGTGTTTCTATTCCTTCTATTTTTGCTTTTAGCCCATCTACAGGTATTGCAGCTTTGGCAATATTTAGCGCTAATAGACCGAAAGCGGCAACAGCAAAGCCTCCCGACTTATTAATTAAGGAAGCAAAAGATTCAAAAACAGGAAGTACAAATTGTGTAGCAGTCTTAACTATATCTTCAAGTGTTTTAGCTAAGCGAAGAAAGGGATTAGTTTGGGCATTTACAGCTCCGAAGTTTTTCTCGAGCTGTCGTTGAGTTTCTATAAGTACTGCCTGGCTTCTTTCATAGTCAGATAACTGATCTCTATTCTTACCTATAGCGGTAGCGTACTTTTCAGTTGCATCAGCAAGTCTTAATGTAATACCAAGCTCGTCGAGAAGTTCGGGCTCCGCCTTAGACGCACCCCGCAACAGTCTATCAAAAGAGTCTTGAAAATCACGACCTAAAGCAGTGGAAGCCTTTCTAGCACCTTCTGCTAAGTCTTCTAGCTGTTTTGGAGAAAAGCCTTTAGCCAAACCAATAGCTGCAGCTTGCCCTGCTTGTTGAAATCCAAGCAAGCCATCAGACGCTTCTCTCAGTCTGCTAGTTACAGACTGTAGAGCTATACCGGTATTGGTAGCATAGGATACTTGAGACTGTTCCAGTATCTTTACATCGGAAGCATTTTTAAGAAACCCAAACAAAGCTGTTAAAGCAAAAATATTTGAGGCTAAAACTGCATAAGCAGGGACTAAGCCCCCACTTATTGTCTGGGCTTGTTTGGCGAATCCTTTAGTGGTATTACTAGTAATTTGAGCAACACCTTTCTCCGTTCTATTATACCTATTCCTTTTTTTATTCAGAGCCTCGGTTTTAGTCCCTAGATTCTCAGTTTCGGTTGCTGCTTTTTTTGCTTCTTTTGCAACTATATTAAGAGATCCGTCGTCATCGACGGTTATCTTTAATTTTACTGTATTAGCCATTAGACTTTCTCTTTAGCTTATCATACTCCCTCTTTAGTTGCTCGGAAGATTTTTTGATAGCTCTGGACTCTAAAACATAAATAATTTCAAGGAAATATTCTATATCTTCAATGTCATAAAATTCTATAAAGTGATTAAGATTGGTATAATCTTTGCCTACATACCCTATTTCTGGATATATTCTATCTCCTAGCATACTAAAACAAGATATTGCTGCATTAAATATCTCTGGTAAATCATGGGAGTCAGGAGGTATTTCATCCTCAATAGGCTCTTTTCCCAGCTGCTCCATCATCGAGAGATACTTGTCTCTCGTCATACCCGAATCAAGGTTACGAAGAAATATTTCCAGTCTTTTTAGTGCTAGACTTTTTTGCTCGGCTACGAAAATTATCTAAATCAAAGACTACCTCATTGAGCCATGTGTCAAATTCACTTGAGTTTGTTACTAAAACTTCAGCATTATCTAAAGTATACTCTACTTCACTGCTGGGCTCCTGGCCATCTGTTTCAATTAAAATTAATGTTTCCAAATGGGATATAGTTAAGCCTTTCCAGTTCTTAACACTAGCTTTACTGAATTCTTGAACGAATTTTTCTTCGTCTAAAGACTCGACAGCTTGCCGGGTTTTTCTGTCAAACTTGGTTGTAGTACATCTTTTTCTAAGACCATTTAACTCTTTTCTGGAAAGATTAGCAACCTCTACCGAAAAGCCCTCTAAGCCGGGAAAGTCCATCCATACAGACTTACTATCGACCATTAATTTTTTAAGTTCCATTAAACTAAATCTCCTTAGTTTGTGTTATATTGAAGTATTGAAGATAGAGCAGTTGAATTATCTGTCAGTCTCCAATCATAGTTTTGAATAAATACATCTGCTGCACCAATTCTGTTAGTAAAAGCACACGTAGCAGGGCCCATAGAGAAGCCCCTAAAATTGGAGCCTGATTGTCCGTTTCCTGCTTTTATAGAAATAGAAACAGACGAATCCCATGCTTGCGTGTTGCTCGTATTCGCATCTGTAAGATACTGAGAAATTGATCCAGAGAGTATTTTTTTAGACACAACATAGCCGCTAGGATACATTGAGTTTGAGGCTGATGTAACATCTCTAGACGCATGAATTGTAGTATATGGAGTCCATGAGACTTCATTTTGCAATTCCATTGTTACAGATATTATATCAGTAATTGAAGAAGAGTCTATAGTTATATCCAAAATTGGATTAATTATATAAGATCTAGTACTAGATCTTGACTGGAGGGTTCCTGCAAGGGAGGCTCCTCTAGTTAATTTAGATGCTTCTCCTTGAATCTCAATACTCAGGGGTCGTGATTTCTCAATTACGAAACTACCATTTGTAATGACACATTTTTCAAGTTTAAAAACATCTTCAGGAGTGCTTACATACAAGTCAAAAGAACTAGTATCTAACATAAGCGTTTCCAGAATGGCAAAGTCAGACTCCTCAATAGCAGGAATCTTAAAAGAAAAATTACCTACATTAGCTTTATTTATAACACTTCCTTCAAAGTAATTTGATTGTGCATGAAGAGTTTTTACAGGATAACTACTTTCTGCAAAGGTTTGGCTAAAGTTTATTTCACTAATGTCTATTCTGTACCTATTTCCTCCCTGTACGACGAATAGTTGTGCTTCTCTCTTAAAATTATAGCTGGGCATTGATTTTTAACTCTAAGAGAATAAGGTACTCTCACTTTTAATTAACCTATAGTATAATGGAGCAGAGGAAAAATGTCAAGATTTATTTTTGTTTGGTCAAATAAAAAGGGGCCGAAGCCCCTTTCAATACAACTATTTCTAGATGCTATGGACGATATGTTAAAGAAACTTCGTCTGCGCCTGAGATAGTAGATGGAAGTGCTTGGAAGTTGGTTTCCAAAGCAATAACATCTTCTACAGAGTGAGTAGGAATTTCAATATGACATGTAGGCATAGAAATTTCTAATCCTGTACCGGTAGCTCCTCCAATCTTAAATGTAAGAGCAAAAGAGTTAGTTACAGTACTTGTAATACTTCTCAAATCTTCAAACAGATCCGCTGAAGCATTAGTAGCTCCAGTATCTTCTGTCAAATAACATGTAAATGAGCCTGATACACTTCGAGTTCCAGTAACATGACCAATTGGCACGTTCACAATACCAATCTCCTCAGGAGTAATATAGGTATTATTATTACTAATCGTAATATTCCCTCCCGTAAGAGTCAAGCTATAACCACTACCGGATAGGCTTCCAATGTATGGAGTACCTGCTGTGGGTACTGCGGTCAAAACTGTTAAACGATTACGAATAAAGTTACTGGTGCTAGTAACGGCTTCATTAATGTAGCTAGAAGCATTTGCGCCGCTGTCTACAGTGTATAATCTGTGACTATCATTTGAATCTAGCCATACTGCTTTTTCATCTGCTGCGGTAAGAGCACTGATTGCGGCACCATCAGCCGTTGTATCACTTGTACCTGGAGCATCATTTTGAGTAATAGTTTTTCCAGAAAAGTCGAATACATCAGTAGAGTTACCAGACCAGTTAATTGTAGCAATACCATCAATATCGAAATCAATGGAAGCTTCATTTACTGTGCAGCCTTTTAGCTTCATTACCTTACGGTTAGCCTCGCCCAATACAAAATACATATTGAACGTGCCTAACGTAGAACTGTTTGACTGTGCAAAAGATACCGTCATGTTAGAGCCACCAGGAACTAACACATCTGTAGGACTACTTGCCGCATCGTCGTATTTAGCGGAAGCATAGTTTTTTGCCCCAGCCATCATAGCCCAGAGAATCTCTTCAACTGCATGAACTTCTGCTGCGGTATCCGCTGATCCAGTGCCCTGAGCGGCTCCAGCGGCAGTAAAAGGACGAACATAAGTAGATAGGCTCCACTCACCCGCAGCTAAGGAGTCGTTAAAAGCTCTACGGCCTCGACGACTAACTCCACCCGAGCTCTCCATCTCATTTAAGGTAATCTCTGAACTGTTGGTAGCTTGCGAAAAGCTGAATCCATCTAGAACAGGTACTTCCCATACATAGCTGTCAAACTCGATGTAAAGTTTCGAGTCCCGGCTAAAATATAATTGCTCTGCCATAGTTTTCTCCTATGAATCTTGAAAAGACTTGGACGTGAACATTTGTTCGTGCCAGTATTTTCTAATATCGAACCTCTATTAGCATTTCTCCAACACCTAGAGGTTCTAATACTCCCTCATCAGTATCTATACTGATTACGGAAATTTGTTGTGTTCTAAATAAGTTATTCTGCTTATCAGAATACTGTAAATTTGAGTTTTCCTCTAAAACAGTTTCTATATCTTCCATTAACGCATTTAGAGCTTCTTGAGCCTCTTCTTCGTTAACATAGCAGCGAATAGTTACAGATAAAAATCTATCTTTATAACCACCGCCCTGATATTGACGAGTCTCGCTTCCAGCATTCAAATGAACTGCAGGAAAATCTTCTACCTCATCCCAGAACAATAGTCTAGGAAATACATTTCCGTCTAAGTCTACTAAAAACTGTCCTGCTCCATTAATATCTTTTAGTTTAGTTACTAAAGCTTCTATAATATTAGAACGCCTGGAGGTATAATCTCTTGCTGCCATTATTGTCTCCTAGTATATATTCTTCCTAAAAAGTATTGAGCCATTATCTCTCTAATAGACTTATCAATAAGAGGTCTAGGATCTCTATTCGAGTCAGAAAATCTACTGCCACTTGTAGTTTCATACACTTGGTATGGATCTTTTCTATAAGTATACCCTACACTAGGAAAGCCTTGTTTTGTTAAAGAAACATCTGTTGCTTTAACGCTAGCTGCAAATCTTCCTGTTCTATTCTCTAGTCCTGGCGGTCCCATATTTGATAAAACCGTATCAGGAAGCCTAGCATTAAGAACTCCTAAAATATTTGCTAAAGAAGCGGAGCTTTGTGTGGCCCGAGTCTGTAAAGGCGCAGATGTAGCTAAGGTCTTTTTGCGTCTTTTCACTCCGCCTTTGCTTGAGGACTTCTTAGTGCGCTCTTTAATAAATCCTTCTGTTTTTAGCTTAACTTTTCTAGGATTTATTTTCTTATCTATCTTTACTTTTTTGTCTTTTATTTTTACATTAACAATAGGCTCTACAAGTACGGAAAAAGTTTTATCTCTAATAGAGCTAGAGCCTTCAACATCTATAAGTTTCTGTATTCCTATTTCTTCAAAATACTGTCTTACTAACTTTAGGGTTTGCTTTTCCCTGGCTGCATCTATTCCTCTATTTTGATACTTATTCTGATAAGTAATATAAGGAATATAATTTGCAGATACCCCTTTTGTTTTCGTGACATTAGAGTCATACTCTAACAATACAGCATCTATTTCAGTAAGGGCTCCGACATCGAGCTCTCCTTCTTCTACTTTTGTACTAAGGTAGCTTCTTAGATCCTGCCCTATCTGAAGTGCTGTTTCGGGATCATCTGCAATAGTGCTAGCTTGCTGTAATCCTTGTTGTATCGTAAGGTTAGAAACAGGAGAACCTCGTCCTGCTCCGTGCCCTCTATCCACCGAAGATTTTAGCTTTTTTAGCTGATCTTCGGTACCTTCAACTACGTGCTCAATAATTTTTCGTTTAAGCCTAGATAGCGAGCCAAAAGAAGGAACAACAAAAGCTTTCCCTTCTAGAATTAATTTAAAAGTTCTTGGGTCGCGTTCTTTTATAGTACGTCCCGCAAGAGTGTTTTCAATTGTCTGAGACCCTTTTGTATGAAAATAATTATTTGAAATAAATTTATCTTGTAATACTTTGGCCTGAGATCGAGCATAAGTTAACATGGACTTAGTCGGTCTAATAGTATTTAACTTACCTAATCTTTCTCCGTGTCGTTTATTTAGCTCTTTTATTGATTCATTAACAAAGCTAAGATCCTCTAGGAACAATACTTGAGGACGTCCAGATCTCTGCAAAGACTTTCTTACTCTTGTATTCTCTTCTGCACTCAGTTTCTTTAATAACTGATTCGATATATTTTTTCTTATAGAAGACTTACTCATTAGAAGTTTTTATATAAGTCTAAAACTCTTTTTATATGGTCTGGAAAGCCCACGTTTCCTGCAACACTAGTAGTAGCAGAATTTTGTATAGATGCTCCTCCTAGAGTTTTTCTTTCTCTATGTTCTCTCTTAAAATAATATGTAATTAAATCAATTACTGCCAGTTTAAGATCTGTAGGCAAAGTAGCATAGCCTGCAGTATAAGTTACTTTTACAGAGCCAGCTCCTTTAGGCCAATTTCTGTAACCACTACCTAAAACATAGAAAACACTATCTGTATCTGAGTCTAAATAATAATCCGTACTTGCAAGAGTAGTGTAACTTTCTGTCACAGAATCTCTTGTCTCTACGGATACAATTGAATTTACAGGACTCTCTGTAAGCTGAACAACATGAGTACCCCAGTTAATAGAGAATTCCTCTACTTTATTACTAGAGAAAAAATCAACAAAAGAATTACCACAATAAGTCTTTACTAATTCACTTATAGAAGGAATGAGAGTTTGGATACGCAGATCATCCTTAGGATTAGACATACCCTCTGCCTCTTTATACTGCGCTAATGTAATTAAATCTGCCATAAGTATATTAGTAAAAACTTGGGGCGGCGAACCGCCCCAGTTTATATCTCCTAATTAAAAATTAGGCGTCAGTACGAACCAGTTTAACAACAGATACGTCAGTAGTACCGTTGTTAGGGACAAGCTGGTTGAAGCCAAGAGATTGGCTAGCAACAATTACGCGTCGCTGATTTAGAACTTCATAGTCCTGCTCTACCGCTACACCGCGCAGACGTGGGATAACATGGTTACGAACGTTAACTGCGTAACCGATAGAGTTTCCATCCGTGCCGTCACCTTCCAGAGCGTCGGATACAACTACAGGAGTACCGTAGATTGCACCTACTGAACCGATGATCTTGGTAGCGATATCGGAGCCGACATCAGTAATATCAGCAAAGCCAGCATCGGCAATAAGATCATAGTAACGCTTCTGGGAAACGATGTAGACCAAATCAGAAGGATTCATGCCATACTTACCCATCAGCTTACGAGCAGCAAGAAATTCTGCTGCGGTTACGGCTGAGTCAGTACCGCCGGTTGCATCCAGATCAAGAGCTGATACTAAGTTGCTGCCTGCAAGAGCTTCCAAGCCATCAAAACCTTCGTTGCCGCCAGCCGTACCATTAAGAATGGAGGCATCAACTGCGCGAGCGTGAGCACGAGCAACAGATTCGGTCAACATAGGCATTAGGTTAACAAGTACTTGCTCATCAACGTCATTATCCATGAACGTAGTAGAAACAAGACGCGTAGCCTTCAAGATTACTTGACGAGCGTTAAATTGATTTGCATCAATTTGAGGACGGTTAGTCAAGTTACCACCAGCTACAGTGTTAGAGCCCCAAGTTGCGGGCAGTGCATCCGTTTGGATAGGCAACACTTGAGTAGCAGAGTTAATGGTAATTTCACGGAAAGCTTGGGCCAGTCTAAGCTCAAGCATGATTTCCTGCTCGATTTGAGTAGATACACCCTGAGCAATATCAGGAGCACCAGTAGTTACACTACCTAGACCAGAGTCCCACTCAAGACCGGCTTTTTCCATAACGTCTTTAGCGTATGCAGTTTCCCAACCTTTGTTGGTCATAACACCCAAAAGGTGCGCATACATAAGTTCTTTGCTATTCTTTTGGATAGCATCGGAACGGCTAACGTTACGATCCGTAAAAACACGCTTAGATTCACGCATCTTGGTGATTTCTTCAGATTTCTCTTGAAGTTCTTTTTGATGCTGAAGAACAACTTCTTCGATTTGGGCATCTTTTTCAAACAGCTTCTTCTCTACGTCGGCCATTAGTTTTTCTGCGCCCGTCTCAACCGCAGTTACTACTGCGCTTTTAACTTGCTCTTCTTGTTGAGTTTTTGCTTCAGCTTCAGCTTGAGCTTTTTCAGCAAGTTCTTGTGCTACGGCTTCATCCGCAGCTTTTTGTTCGGCTTGCTTCATTGCAATCTTTGCAGCAGTTTCTTCTGCTACTTTCTTAGCAAATGCTTCCAAGTCGATTTCTGGAGTATTAACTTCAGACATTTGGATCTCCTTTTGAACCTCTTCGGTTCCGTCCGGTGTATCACTAGCTACGCTAGAAGTATTAACTTCGTCTTTAGCCAGAGTCTGACCGGCTAGATCTACACGATTTGTGAAAGTTTTCTTGAATTCTTCATACTCATCCATAGAGTCAAAAGATTTCGCTAGTGAGAAAGTAGCCTCTTGATTGCAAGGAACGGATACAACCGATACTTCAAACAACTCAGCGTCCTTTATCTTTAGTCCGTCAGTTTCCGATAGATAATCAGCATCCTTGACTCGGAAACCAACAGAAAATGCTCCAAGGATACCTTCTTTAACTAATTCGCAAACATTAGCAGGTGCAGATTTGCTAATTTTTGCTTCTAACTCTAGACCATTTTCTGTTGCTTTTAGGCCTGTGGCCCGACCAATTGGTCGGTCATAATCATGGTTGAAAAGAATAATAGGATTCTTTTCAAAATTCTTTAATCCACCTTTTGTCCATGCTTCCGCAGAAATCGAATCTCCTGCACGGTCAAAATCAACGGTACTTGCCATACCTTTAATTGTGACAGAGCCATCATCGGCTGCATGGGATTTAAAAGTAGAGGTGAGGTTAAAAATTTTATTCATTACTCATCACTCTCAAGATCTGCTGTGGGTACAGCAGCTTTGCTCAGAGCCGTTAAAGGGTCACTTTTTGGCTCTGGAGCAGGAGGCTCCGAAACTACAACTGGAGCCTGTGAAAGCTCAGGATAGTTTAGTCTTAAAGCGTGAAGAATATACTTCCAGCTTTTAAAACTCCTCTTTACGGAAATAGGGTGAATTGCCTGGCCTGGGCCAACAATATCAACATAATTTTTATACTCTATATCTAAAGGTAGTTCAAACTCTTTAAATTGCTTGTATGCAGTATTCAATATTGTCTGCTTTTGACGAACTGCCATTTACTCTTCTCCTCCGTCTTGGGGTCTTCCCCCTTCTAAGGGGTCTGTAGCGCTGCCTGCAATATTAGCAGGAACTCGTATATCATCATGTCCCTCTATACGATCCATACCCAGCCTTTCTCTAGCTTCATTTGGAGAGATGACTCCTCCATTTACTAAAGAAGTATAAAAAGCCGCAGCATCTCGTAATTCAGGCTGTAGAGCCGGAATATCTGTAATATCCTCTGACAGATGATAACCAAAGTATCTTTCTGCTGCAAAATTTATCTTTCTAACTATAGGTAAGACAGTTTCAAGATAGTACATTCTCATGTTAGGTCTGATATTTGCATTATTACCAGAGTCTAGCATAATAGGAGGTACGCCTAGAGCTTTTAGAATAATCTTTTCATTTTCAGCTATTGCTGTTTGAAAGTCCAATTCTTTAAAGTTTACATTTGAAACTTTATCCAGTTCTATACCTCCATCCAGGATTAGGGGTCTTTTACCTCCAGAGTCTGGACTGTATCGAGCTGTCCATGACTGTATCATTCGCTCTTTAATTTTTTCAGATAAAGTATTAGGGGATTTAAGTACCAATCCAGGTACTGCTCCATTTTTGAAAAAGTTATCCTGAAATTGTCTCATACGAGACATTAATATCATTGTCCGTAATGCAGGCTTAAGCCGTGAAATCCCTCTATAGATAGAGTAAAAAGAATTATCTTTAACGTGTATAATTTCACTCGGCCTATAAGAGATAGTTTCATTAAAAGTATACTTCTCTATATAAGTAGTGTCACTCGCATGAATTGTGACTTTATTCGCCGGAAGATGGTATAAGTGAACTCCATCAAAATAAATAAAAATATTTCCATCCAGTAGAAAGTCTGTTATAAGATTTCTTCTAAAACTACTAATATCTTGAAAAGGGTTGGGCTCTTTATTAAGTAAAAGAGCTACTCTGGAGCGCTTTACCCCTTTTGTAACACTTTGCAGTCCTTGAATACCTGGGCCTACTGAAATAGGTATCTCTGAAGCATCATCTACAATAAGATTAACGCCTCTATTTACTATTTCTAGTTCTTCGTAGGCTCTTTCGTAGTTAAATATAAACTCTCTAGAGGAATCTATTTTATGGTCATAATAGGGTTGAGCAGGGTTAAGTTTTTCCTCTACCTCCGGCTTTCGTCCTAATACTCTATCATACCATGCCATGTTTTTCTCTTTGTATTTTTACCCAGTTCTTTTGCTTATTAGCAGTACCTAGTCCCGGGTTTCTTCCGTAAATGGAGTGCAGCTGTAAGTGGTGCTCATGGCAAAGAGTAACTGTATGTTTGTAAAGTTCTTCTCTATGCTTATATATAAATTCATCTCTAAAAGATAAAATATTTTTTGGATCTAATTGGTTTTTTGCTATATAAGTATGAACCAATGGGCTAAGAGTATAATAGTGGTGAAAGTCTAATTTTACTTTTGATCCACAAATTTCGCACTCAGTGCCTTTTTCATAAGCATTTTTTGCTTTATCTCTTATGTATTTTACAACGTCTCTTTTTAAATCCATTTTCTAATACCAGAATTATATCGAGTTTGGGGTACCATGTCAAATATTATTTTTAAGATGGTGTCATTAAAAGCCACTGTTTGATGTTTCAAATGAGTATAAAGCGTATCTGAGAGCATCTGCCATGTGCGAAGCTTTATTATGTTTTGGCTTTTCTTTAAGAAGGTTAGGGTTGGGGTCCCACTGATACTGATCTAGTGCTGCTAGAGTTTCTTTGCAGTCTTGATCAACATGCAACTTATCGTTATCTACAATTCCTTCTACATGAGCAATTCCATCTAGGACGGATTTTTTGGCATTGTTAGTGCTAATATCATAATTTTGGGCAAAGTCAAAACGAGTTTGCTGTGCAGCAGAGTCAATAAATATGTAGTCAATATCCCACTTATCTATGAGTCTTTGTATTTCTCCTGCATGTTGCTCGGTGGTACGCTCTGCATCTAAATACTCGTCTACTAAGTAATACTTTTCTTCGTCCCAGTCATAGGCAATTACACACAGAGCAGTAGGATCTCTATACCCTACGTCAAGTCCTGCAAAGACATCCATCTTGCTCATATCCATATCTTGGAACGACCCCGTACATTCTTCGTAGTTATAGCTCCAGACCTGGCCTTCGTAAGTATTAAAGTCAGCCTCATATTCTTGACGAAATTCGGCCTCAGACATGCTCTTACGGGCTTCTGCTATATCTAGTTCGGACATTCGGGGGTTTGATTTGTAAGTGGCACGAATAGATGCCCACTCAGGAAACTCAGGATCAAAGCCTCTATGAAAAAACTCTGAGAACCAGTTGTTTTTTCCACGAGGAGTAGAAATAAAAATTGCTTTGGAGTTGTCTTTGTCAAGCGTGGGTCTCAGTGCCACATTAAAAGCATCCCTACCATCGGCAAGAGCTGCTTCATCAAAAATAATCAAATCGTAGGATCTACCTACACAGGAGTCAACTTGATTCACTGACCCCATACGCACAGTAGATCCGTTCGATAGTTCTATAACTTTATCTTTTGCATTATCTTTGACTACTTCAAGATCAAAATGTTTAATCAGTGTTCTTTGCAAGTCGAAAGATATTTGCGACAAAGCATAGTTAGGCGACATAATTAGAATGTTAGAATTAGGAATAAGAGATACTAGTTGTCCAATAATATTGGCAATGTAAGTCTTTCCCTGTCTACGAGAAACAGCCGCACAGACAAATCGATATTTAGGGCTATTAATAGCATTAATGATCGCTGTCTGGGAAGGTAGTGGTGTAATACCTAGCAAGTCCAAATAAGGATCGATAGGCAACTTCAAAAACTTGTCTTCCTGTGTGTAATCACAAATATAATCAGAGATTATATC